AGTATTCGTCGTGTAATAAATGGTTTCACTATTGACTACACCGGTATCAGCGTCAGTAGAAGTAATGCTGATATAACCAGGGGCCACGAATTCAGCAGAGCTTGTCAAAACTAAACTAGTTGCTGCTTCCGTAATGTCCCCATTTAAAGTTGTGCTTATATCAAAAGTAGAAATCGCTACTCCTCCTACAGGTTCTTTAACTTGATAAAATCTGACTGCATCATTGGTAGACCGTCCATGCCTATTTTCTGTTACGATAACTGTGGTTCCTACTTCAGTTGTAAAAGGATTATCGTTTAAAACAGCAGGGGTAGGTAAAGCTACTCTTGCCGGTCTTGCTCTTTGTAATGCTTGAGGATCTCCGCTTGTAGGTTTAGGTTCCAATTGAGGTTGTTTAGGTTCAAATTCTGAAAAATGAACCCACGAGCCATTCCATTCTCTTACCATTTCTAAATAAGGAAAAGCTAGTCCAGATCTATCTGAAATAGCAAGTGCATGTTTACCTGAAGCAAAAGTAGTCATAATTAAGCATTAGGATAGTAAACCTTAGGTGCAATATAAGTACTCGTAATATCACCATCTTCTTTTACGGCTCTAGCCAATTCATCCTCATAAAAAAGTTTTAATTCTTGTGATCTTTGTGGCACATTTTTTTGTGATAAATAAAATGCTAGTCCTGCTGTCATACAAGGTGCAAATCGATAAGGCACATTACTTGCATTCGTGTAAGCTCCAGCGTCTTGAATTCTTCGTGAATAATATAAATTTAATTTATTTCCGTCCTGGGCTGCACCCGGAGTTAAATATAAAGTTAACGTTGTTCGATCAATAAATCTTTGAATAAAAAAAGAAGTAGGAATTCCTTTGGCACTTTTATTAGAATAACCCTGATACTGAGATCGACTCACTTCAGTCATTGGAGAATCAATACTTGTAGAAGTAATTCTATAATTAACTTCTAATATGTTATCCATGCCAGTGCCATGTTGCGTAACCGCATCGGCACTCGAATGAGTTGCAGCCGTAGTACCATTAGATCCACGAACCGCTCCTGTAAGGTTTGCTGCTCCGGTTGCTGCAGATTTTCCTGTATATCTAATTGTTTCAGATCCTACCGTAATCGTTCCTCCTCCGTCGTTAGCGCCAGGCATATCCGTGACTTCTGTTAAAGGGATATCGCTAACTATTGCATTAATTCCTGCAGATAAAGTCGTTGTTAATCCGTTAGAAGCACCATCGGCCGGGGACCTATAAGTAGTATAGACATTCGTTCCATCTACTAAAGTAAAGCCTTGATTAGCAACTTCCCAATAATGAAGTCCTCTATTACCCCATTCAGAAAATAAAATATTTACAGATCGTTTAGCTGTTTTTAGTTGATAACCTGAAACGTTTTGTAGTCCAATTCTTTCGTAAGCTTCTTCTATTATTTCGTCAATCGGAAGAGTTTTATCGAAAGTGTATGATTGAGAAGTAGTGTTAGCCATCTAACCCTACCCGTCATAGAATACTGTTATAGTGGCTGCAGCCGCTGGAAAACTGACATACGCTCCTGCATCAAACAGTACTGCATTATCAGGAATGTAAGGCTCAATTAATTCAGTTGCACTAGCACCTGTTGGAACCGTTAATAAAGTCGTTCCTGTTACAGATGTATTTTTAAATAAAAGATTTCCCGCAGTAGCTCCACTTAAACCTTGCAATCCTCGAATTCTAGTTCTGCCTGCAAACACTGTACCAGTTCCCATTTCGCCAGCAGTTGAACTGCCAAGAACACCAGCTGTCACAGCTCCTGCTGTAGCAGCGCTAGTTGTAATTGAAGTTACGGTATTAAAATAACCACTACTTGATGCGACAGTGGTATCTGCGCCAGTGACTACTTCAGTTAATGCATCTCCAACAGCATTGGTTCCTACTACTGTGAAAGTTATTCCTGTGTCATCACCAGCTGAGGTAATAGTAATTATTTGTCCAATATTATCTCCGGTTGTATAACTACCTCCAGACGTTAATGTTCCTCCGAGAGTTAAAGTTGTTGCACTCCCAATAGAAGCTGACACAGAAATTCCATCAGCATCTGTTGCATCAACAGCTCCAAAAAATTTCGATTTTACGTTCGATACGTTTGGCATAATTCAATTCCTTTAATCTTCTAAGCTCCCGAAGGAGCTTAGAATAATTTTTTTATTACAGTTCTGTAGCTGCTGTTCTCTCTTTGCCTACAGATAAATAGTCAATAGACATAGTTTTTACTACAGCTTCACCGTTTTGTATAGTGAAAGACAAAGCAATTTCCTCATCGTCAGGTGCATTTGTATTAACACTAGTGCCTGCTAGAACGTTATCTTTATAGATATAGAATTTACGATCCTTTGAAGAATAATAAAATCCAAGAGTAGTCCACGTGTCATCAGCCATTGTACCTGCTGAAGTAGTTGTTGCAGTACTATCCTTGTTCACTACCAGACTTACAGTAGTTGAACCATCATCTTTAAAGAAGTAAATACCATCTGTAATCCCAGCAACTGGAGTTACATCCAGGATATGCATTCCTACTATCATTTCTGATTGTGTAGCCCCATTTACTTTAACTCTGCATTTAAAGAAAAAATCTTTAGCTGCATCAAACAAATACGATTCGTACACGGCTCCAGACCCACCTGCCCACTGTAAAGAATCAAAGTCATCGTCTGCAGCTGCATTGGTTAAAAGAAGAACTCCTCCATCCGCACTTGTTAGTGCTTCAGTAGCAGATCCTGCTCCAGTTTCAGTTGTAGTAATGACCCAATCTCCAGCAGTATATTTATCAAAATCAAGCGTTTGAGTGTGAAACTTAATTGGATCAGGTAGTTTTAATTTACCACCAGAACCAGTAGCCGTTACATTTGTAACGCCCGATGTAAAGTGTGTTGTCATATAATCAGCGCCTCCTAGCGCCAGTCATTCTTCCTAAGTAAAAAATGACCAATTTATGAATTTAAATACTTAGTAATTTTTTATAGCCTACTTTTGCGTAGAGCGCAAGGTATCCTGTAGTGAAAGAATGATTTTTGATAGCGCTTAAGTGGCTATCGAAACTTCGGGCTTTGAAACCGCTATTTTTGTCTCACGAGTGTCGTCGACAAATTCTTGAGCAATGATCTCTTTAATAATATCCTGGATTTTTCTATTGATTTCGATCATCCTGATATTATGCTTCCCGTCTTTCAGATGCTCTTGTTGCCACTCTAGTTCCAAGGACCGTTTCGTATTGTATAGGTCTTCGGTCATTACTAACCTCCTCATAGGTTATCCATTTACCAGTCTTACTAGTAAATCCATCTTTCTCGAACTTTACCTCATTTTTTCCCAGTTTGTCAAGGATTGAATTTTCTATATCTATAGCTGTATCCTTACACTTAACATTAAAGTCAGCATAATAGCCATGATATCGAATCTGTACTCGGAAGTTTTTCATAGTGAATTTCTATCTGTATAGTCGAAATGAGGCGACTTTGTGGCCGCCTCACTTCTAATTTATTGATTAAGCACCTTCTACGCCAAAGACACCTCTAGGGTCGGATACTCCAAATGAGTATCTTTCTCTAGCTTTGTATCTAACGTTTCCAGTTGAGAAATCACCTTCCATTTTAGTTTGGATAGGTAATCTATCAAAATGTTTCATTCCGTTAGGAACATCCGTGATTATGTACCAAGAATCAGTATCTGTTAGATAGTGATTTACTCTATAACCTTGAGGAACCATCCCCATGTTTTTGATAGCATTGATATCATTATCAGCAGTTCCAACTCTTCCTTGAGATTTTAACAATCTTTCAGAATTAAATTGATTAGCAGGCGGAACAATCATTTTCATTCCTCTTGCAGCAATTTTCAGACCACGTTCATCAGTCATTGCAGCGATATCAATTAACGCTTGCTCTAACGATGTTTCGTTTAAGTCTGATTGAGTTGATAACGTGTTTTGAAACGTCGGCCCAATACATGGATGTGATGTGTTAAACAAAGAAACAGCGTCCCCTGAATCATAGTTGTCTGTAGTAGGCAACCCTTGATTAAAAGGTACAACTGCTTTGAGTTGTTTAGCATTAGACATGGATCGAGCTAGTGCTTTTGTATAACGAGACGCGAGTCTGTCATACAAGTTATCTTCCATTGCTTCTTCAGTTAAAGCGAATGCAAGAGCCACTGTTTCGTTAGTGTATCTTGCAGTGAATGTTTCCTGAGCATTGTCGTAAGCAACTGCTGAACCTTCCGGTTTAACATATGCGTTAGCAAAGCCAGATAACATAACTTCTTCTTCAAAAGCTCTGTCAGATGACTCAGTTACATAAAGTTCTTTATGTTCCTGATCGTATCTTTTGTACTCCAAGCCGAACAAGGCGTTTAAACCAGGCTCAAGCTCTTTTACGAGTTGTTGTCGTGATATAGCCATAATTTATTCTCCTTATACCCCGGCCGTTCCAGAACCAAAAATATGTTGGCAGATCTGAACACGCCAATTTACATTAGCTGCTCCGATTTCATCATTTTCAGGATCTCTAGAAAC